TTCAAAGGTGATATGGTTATTGTTGTTGCGGCTGGTACTATTACTCCTCATACTGCAACAGAAACCAACAACATTGGTGTATTCGATGGCTGTTCATATACAGCCTCAGATGGATCATATGTTTACAGTGAGTATTGGCCTTCAGGCACAGTTGCTACTGACATCATTGCTTATGTATATGATGATCCGTACACAGTGTTTAAAGCACAGTCTGCTGGATCTCCTGCACAAACAAATATCATGAATTGCTGTGATGTTGTTGCAGGGGCAGGTTCGACTTTAACAGGTCAATCTGGATTTGAATTGAGTGGCACAATGGCGGCAGGAATAGCTTCTTGCAAGATCGTTGCGCTTTACGATGCACCTGACAATGCTTTTGGTGCGAACGCGATCATGGAGGTTACGATTAACGAACACCTTCTTGGTACTAATGTCGCTGGTATTTAAGGAAGGATTTAAATCATGGCTATGAATAGAGCAAGTTTTGCTAAAATGCTTGAGCCAGGTCTAAACACCTTGTTTGGCCTCGAATATGACAGTTACCCTGCTGAATACGAAGCAGTCTTTGAATCAAACACTTCACAAAAAGCGTTTGAAGAAGATGTACTTTTATCTGGCTTCGGTTCTGCTCCAACAAAGAACGAAGGATCTGCTGTATCATATGATTCTGCGTCTCAACAATGGACTGCACGTTACCAACACGAAACGATTGCATTGGCATTCTCAATCACTGAGGAAGCTGAAGAAGATGGTCAGTATGGCTCAATCGCTTCTCGTTATACAAAAGCACTTGCACGCTCAATGGCTTCCACTAAGGAAATCAAAGCGGCAAATGTTTTAAATAACGCAACAACTGCAAATGGTGGAGATGGTACTACTCTTTTAAGTACATCTCACCCAACGCAAAATGGTAACCAGTCTAACACGTTAGCAACTGCGGCTGACTTGTCTGAGACATCACTAGAGTCAATTCTTATCCAAATAGCGGATATGAAAGATGATCGTGGTCTTAGAATTGCCGCTCAAGGTACGCAGTTGGTTATCCCAACAGCTTACACTTTTGTTGCAGAGCGTTTGTTGGAATCACAACTTCGCACAGGTACTGCGGACAATGACATCAATGCGATTAAATCTGGAGGCTACTTGCCAAAAGGTTATCATGTGATGCGTCGTCTGACAGATGCAGATGCGTTCTTCGTGACAACTGATGTTCCAGATGGATTGAAAATGTTCCAACGCTCGCCTATGAAAAAAGGCATGGAAGGTGATTTTGAAACTGGTAACGTGCGCTACAAAGTGCGTGAGCGTTATTCTTTCGGCTTCACTGACTGGCGTGGTATCTTTGGATCAGAAGGCGCGTAATATAATAAATCAAATTATTTTGATTAATCGAGGCGGTCTTAGGGTCGCCTCTTTTTTTTTACTTACCCCCTTGCATTACTCTATTTAGTGTACTATATATTGTATATAGATAGAGAAATAAAGGAATTACAAAATGGCATATGTAGATAATCACCCAGGCGAAGCTAACTATTACAGTAGTATTCGCAATTACAAAATGGCTAATGCCGCTAATACAAAGCGTAAAAACTGGATCGCGTCTGATGATCGCGCTCAAGAAATTATTGATTTTGTTCAATTTGAAGATTCAAATGGTGAAGGTTTTTTATCAGCCGTTAAAAGAGGTGTTGATCAGTTTGGTAAGCCAACTGATAATATGCGTAACGCTATGGTCAAGATGATTGACAAGCGTGCGGCTCAAAAAGCTGAGTGGGCTACTAGAGATGGCAAGTGTGAATTTGTCGGCACAGTGGGAGAGCGTCAGGCTTTCACTGTCACAGTTAAGCACGTTGTTGAGTTGGATGGTGGAAACTGGGGTACAAGCTACATTAACATCTGCCGCGATGCTGAAGATAATATTGTGATTTACAAAGGGTCTTATGATTGGGGCAAAGGAAATGCAGTTGAGTGTATGGCTAAAGTCAAAGATCATGGTGTTCGAGAAGGTGTAAGGCAGACTATAATTCAACGCCCTACCAAAGTAAAAGTAAATGGAAAAGCGTGGATTTAACAAAACAAAGGCGGTCTTCGGATCGCCTCTTTCTTTTTAATTAAAGCTGTTGTAGTGTACTTTTATCCCTGACAGTCGCATGGTGTGACTGACTTTAACCCTGACAGGAGATTATTATGGGTACAACTACATTCTCTGGGCCTATTAAGGCTGGAACAATTAAAGAAACAACTGGAACTACTTTAGGTGTAAATATTAAAAACACTGGTCAAGTCGTTATGGCTCAAACCACTGATTTTAGTACCGCAGGTGGCGCACAAACAGCCACTGTTACCGATATCGTAATCCCAGCCGCATCACAAATTATTGACATCGTTATTGATGTTCCTGTTGCTGTTGCAAACGCAACTTGCGTACTGAGCATTGGCGACACTGTTGGTGGCAACGCTACTTTTATAAACCAATTTTCAATTACTGTCGCTTCTGGTGCAGGTCGTAAATATCCTACTACTGAAGCAGGTGGAGCATTGGTTTGGGCAGACGTTGGTACTGAAAAGCGTCTTACAGTAACCACTACTGGTGCTACTAATGCAGGAACAATTCGTTTCACTGTTCTGTACCAACAGGCTATTGACCTTTAAAATTTATGGTGGGGTTTAATCCCCACCTACAACTATAGGAGTAGCAAATGGCGGATATTAAAACAGTAACAAAAATTTCAGAAAACACTAGGGAAGTAGTTTTTGCTTTTCAGTATCAGTATGTAGATGGTGGCAACGAAAGTGCCGTTAGTAAAATTGATGTTTCTGCTCTTACTAAAAGTGCAAATGGAGACACTTGCACAGGATTAAGAATTGCAGAATGTTGGTGGGTTATTAAGGCAATGACTGTAGAGGTATTAGCAGACGCTGATGCTGATGTTATAGTTATGCACCTTGATGAAAACCAATCAGGCTACCAAGACTTTTCTAAGTTTGGAGGTCTACCAGACACTGCCGATTATGGTGCAAATGGTACTGGTGATATTAAGTTTACAACAACTGGTGCAGGTGCAGTTGGAGATGCGTATCAAATAGTGATGCGCGCAATTAAGCAATACTAGGAGGCTTAAATGGCACTATCAGGAACTGTAGCCTTTAAACCTAATGTAGAAGAAATAATTGCTGAAGCATTTGAGCGTTGTGGTCTTGATACCCAAACTCAAACTGGTGATAGGGCTGTGTCTGCAAGGCGCAGTCTTAACCTTCTTTTTTCTGAGTGGGCTAATAGAGGTATTAACTATTGGTCTGTAGAGCAGAAAACTCTGACATTGGTGAATGGTCAAACTACGCCATACACATTGCCAGCAGGGACAATTGATATTATGGATGCGGTGATACGAGACAGTTCTGGCACAGATACTTCTGACCAGATAATAAATCGTGTATCTATTGCGGATTACAATCAACTTCCAAACAAGACATCTAGCGGTAAGCCAAGTCAGTATATGTTGGACAATCAAATAACTCCAAAAATTTATATTTGGCAAATACCTGACAGGACAACATATAGTATGGTCTATTGGGCTGTTAATCAGCTTGATGACATTACGGCATCTAATCAAGATGCAGACATTCCATATCGTTGGAACGATTGCATATGTGCTGGGTTGGCAAGTAAATTAGCAATAAAATTTGCAAATGAAAAATTTACACTTCTAAATGAAATGTATGAACGCGCATTTAGCATTGCATCTTCAGCCGATAATGATGGTGTAAGTTTAAGGATTCGGCCTACTGCGCTGAACTTATCTTAATGGGGAAATACGCAAGAGGAAAAAAATCCTACGCGATAAGCGACATAAGTGGTCTTCGGGTTAAGTATACCAAACTGAAGACGACTTGGGATGGCTTGCGTGTTTCACCTGAAGATTATGAGCCAAAACATCCACAACTTACTCCTGCTAAAAATGTTGTGGACGCAACTGCCCTATTTAATGGTAGGCCAGACAATGATCCAGACAATGTTGTTGTCTATATTGGATTTACACAAGATTGGACAATAGACCCAAGGGCAAGGCCACCTGTTGGAGTTCCGTCTATAGGTGAAGCTGGTTATGTTGATATACATAATGATCGTATATTTAGTGTATCTGGCGTATCTGGAGCGGCTAATGTTGGAACGGCAATTGTATCTGATAATGAAGATTTAGCTGTTACTGGAACGTCTGGAACAGGAGCCATAGGTTCTGAAGTTCCTGAATTAGAAATAAACGAGACAGGCGTATCAGGTACAGGTGCAGTCGGAAGTGAATCTATTGCATTAGAAATAAACGAAACTGGAGTTGGTGGTATAGGTGGTACAGGTACATCTACATTCTTTATCACAACAGATGCTCCAGTGTCTGGAGCTAGTGGCACAGGTGCAGTGGGAACTGAAGTTCCTGAGATAGAACTAACTGAGACAGGCGTTGGTGGCACAGGCGCAGTTGGTAATGAAACCTTTGAAACAGAAATAGGTGAAGCTGGGGTTGGTGGTACAGGCGCAATCGGCAGTGAAGTTCCTGAATTAGAATTAAGTCAATCAGGTGTGTCTGGAGATGGTGAGTCAGAAGGCTTTGGAGTTTCTGGCAATGGCAACATTCAATTGCTTGTTACAGGTATTTCGGGTATAGGTTCAACAGGTGCTGTTGGTGAAGAAGTCTCTGCTTCTGAAGCTATTGAGACAGGACTTGGCGGATCAGGTGCAGTAGGTTCAGTTAGTCTTGAAATTAGTCTAGGTTGGAGTGAAGGTGCTTGGGGAAGTGGTACATGGGGTAACTAAATGAATTACACAACATTAGTCGCAAATATTCAAAACTTTTTAGAAGACGATTCAACAGAATTACAGGCATCAATTGATGAAATTATTACACAAGCTGAAGATATGATCTTTCAGAGATTGCCTAACTTACCTTGCTTTAGAAATACAACGAGTGCTAATTTAGTTGCAGGCACAACTGACTATGTAGTGGCATCTGCCAGAATGATTAGGCAAGTTTCAGTAACTAGCTCAAATATCGCATCATATCTAGATCATAGGGTTGACTCTTATTTAAAAGACTATTGGCCTAACGCAACCACGCAAGGTACACCAAAGTTTTATAGCACAAAATCAGCAACAACAGCAGGGACTACAATAACAATAGCACCAACACCAAATGCGGCTGATACTTACCAAGTTGACTTTATCGCGCCAGAAACTGGGCTAAGTTCAACTAATTCTAACTCATGGGTTGGCGATAACGCAGAAAATGTGTTATTATCGGCGTGTCTATATGAAGCATCTGCATTTCTTAAAGCTGGAGAGACATTGGCGCTTTATAAAACACAATTTGACGAAGCGGTACAATTATTTGTACAAGAGATGCAACGCGATTATGCGGCAGAATATAACGGAGGTTTATAATGGCTATTACACAAGC